AAGCCGTACGAGGTCTTGCACGGGTGTGCAGGGGGTGTCCCCGGTGGGGGTTGGCGGGTTTTTCACCATGAAACAAGGTTTTTTGTGGTTTGTTGTTGGAACTTGATGTTTGGTTCGCTGCGATTGCCTTTGCTTCTGTTGCATGTTCTGCAGATGATTTGCCCGTTGTCGAGGGTGTTGAGTCCTCCCCTGCTGACGGGTGTGATGTGGTCGGCTTCGGGGCTGGTTGGCAGGTCGTGTGTGTCCCAGGTGATGGTGACTCCGCAGAGTGGGCATTCGGTTTGGCCTTGCTGTCGGGCTTGAGTGATGAGTCGTTGCCGCCAGCGGCGGTGGGCTTGGCTGGCTGTGCGATTGGTGCGTGCCATGATGTGTCTGTTCCTCACCTAGCCCTGTATGGGTCTTATTTGCCCCTGTAACGGCCTGGAATCGTCTGGGGGTATGAATACCTTGCCCTTGCCCTGCTGATCGATCCTAGGCCCTGTTTTGTGTGTTTGAGGGGGCGTTCTGTTTGTGGTGGGGTGTTTGTTTTCTCCACTACCCCCCTGGCATGTGAGAAAGATCACATCGCCCCCCAGCTGTGTCAAAAGAGAAGGACACGAAAGAAAAAGGGGGTGGGTGGGTGTTCGCATTTCAAGGCTTAGCGCTTGGCGCCTAGCGTGAAGGAACACGGCTCAACAGAAACACCCTATAGGTTTTAAAGTCTTCTACATATAATGTACACTTTAAGTCTTACCTAGTGTTAAGGGTGTGAGCATGACACGCCGTACGCCTTCAGCCGAACACGCCAAGCCTGAAAGGGGCACGGGGTGTGAGAGTGTGGGGAGTGTGCAACCGGGAGCGTGCGACCGGTGGTACACGAGTCACACGGTGAAAGCCCATCGGCGCTGACAGCAAAAGGTTCCTCTTCTCCCCTGATGAAGAAAAGAAGAGAAGAGAGAAAGAACCAAAGAGAGTAGAGAAGTAAAGAAGTTAACCCCTTAGCTCTTCTAAAACTTTTATAACTTATAAGCTTTAATAACTTATATTATAATACCTATAAGCTTTAAGACTTATAGGTTATAATATTAAAGTTTAAGACTGATGGTTAACTTTAAGTACTTAAGGTCTTTAATGTTTTATAGTTACTTAAAGTATTAAAGCTTATAAGCCTTTAAGTCTTAAATACTGATGTGAAGTTTATATCCTTAAGTGCTTAGCCTTTAAGGTTTAAATATTAACTTAAGTGTTAAGGTCTTTATACTGATGCTGAGCCTTAAAGGGCTCAGTGTTAAGTGTGTAAGCCTTTAAGGTTTATATGTTATCTTAGGTGCTTAGCTGTTAAGGTTATTAATTAACTTTAAGTGTTAGGCTCTTAAGTTTACTTAAAGTGTTTAAAGCTTTTATAGTAACTTAGATCCTTAAGGGCTAAGCTCTTAGGGCTGATGCCGAGCCCTTGAGGGGCTCGGTGCTAAGTGTTAAGGTCTTAAAGGCTTAGCGCTTAGCCTTGAAGCTTTAAAGTGTTTGGTAGACTGATGGATGTAAGGGTGAAAGCCGCGTCAGCGGATTTCGGCCTTGCGTCCAGCTGGCTACCTGTCCAGCCTATCATACCCCACCTGGGATGAGTCAAACTGGTGGATTTGGCTCTATAGGCGGGTTTGAGGGGTGTAAACGGGTGTTTTTGGTAGTAAAGGTCCAAAAATTAAACCTAAACTTTTCCTTAAATTTTCTTAGAGTCTTGTAACCTTTGAGGGTGGTTAAGGCTGAAACCCCTAGTCAGAACGGGTTTCACTCCCGAACAACTCTCACACTGTACTCTTGTGTCCTTTCCGAACACGCTAGGCGCTGATGTGCTGAGGGTGTTCCCTCAGGCTTTCGAGTACTCGTCGCTAGGGCTCCTCGTACTCTCAAGCCTTCCCTGGATGGTGTGTACTTGCTAAGGCTGTGCCGGATCGGCTGAGCCCGATGAGGCTGATGCCGAGCCCTTGAGGGGCTCGGTGCTCAGCGCTAAGACCTTAAGGCGTGAAGGCTGATGCTCCCCCTTCTTTCTTTTACCGTGTCCTTCTTCCCCCACAGTATCCAACACTGTCCACATAGTTGAGGCTTAGCTAACCATGATAGGGGCTGGTGATCTGTGTCTAGATGGTTGATGGCATATCAGGCTCCTAGAGGCGTCTAGAATCGATCAGAATGTGCTGGGGGTATAAACACCTAGCCCCCACCCTGTAAGGCGCTCCTAGGCGCCATGTGAAGGCTTTAAACGGCATTTCTGGTCTACACCCTCCACGCCAGATAGGCAGAGTAGCCGTGAGGGTGCACGCTAAGCCAGGAGGATGTGATACATCTCACACAGCATAGGGTGCAGATCCTATGCCCAGATCTGACACCTCGACCTTTGCGATGTGGGCCTATCTCGACTCGCTAGATCATCTGTCACACCTGCTATCACCCAGACATACCCCTGAGACACCTTAGAAGGCCCCTAGAATCGATCGGCAGGCCCAACCCTATATAATCCTACCCCGGACATATTTCAGGCGCCTAGAGAGGCTATAAGGGCTTAAGTGACATCTGTCACACCCGACACTCCAGCATGAAACGCTCAATCCGATTGAGCGTAGCCTTGACTGTGAGGTCGCAGCACGCACACTCTAGAAACCACAACAACCCCTACACCACCGAAAGGAGCACACCCATGGATGGCACACTCATCACCCCATCCTTCACATCCCTCTACAGGCAGACAGAAATCGACCCGCTCAGCCTCCACAGCCTCACCGGAAACCATTCAGACGACATCGATCTCGATATGGCGCGCCGCATGTACCACGCTAAAGTACAAGAAGCCATACGACTCATCCGGCCACTGTGGACGGTCACCCTCGACGGCGCCGTGTACGGCGACTACGACTGGCGCCACCTCTCCGAGAACGAAGCTGAGGAACTCCACGATCTCATCGACATGATCGACGTAGACGCCATCCTTGTCGCATCCACCCGATAAACCCTCAACAACGTTATAAGCAACGAAAAGGAAATAATCATGCAAAAGATCGCCAACCACTTCACCCAGCTCTACACCCCAGCCAGCTACGACTGCCCCACACCCTTCGACCTGACACGCCTCGAACACCTCTCCTGCGACCACATGGATTTTGAGGGCCTCGCCGAAGCCTACCGGCAGAGCGTGGAAGCCGAAATCCACAAGCTACGCCCCGACACATTCATCGCATCCGATGGCACCGTGTTCAGCCACAACGAGTGGAAGCCGCTCACTGGTGGTGAAGCCACGCAACTCTACTGGAATGTGAGCCGCATCAATGTTGGCCATCTACTCACCCTGTGCGCCCGATAAAACCCCTAGCCACATAAGTATCGCTCACAATCGTTGAGCGCAGCCTTGACATAGGGAACCGCCCACACCATGATTAATCATGTCAGCAACGAACAACACCCCGGAAAGGGGACAACAGTCATGAACAAGAAAAAAGGCTACACCATCGCCGGAATCACAGCCGCCATCATTGCCGCCGCCTCATTCATGCCAGCCCCAGACGACAATCCGCCACTCGCATCACAGCCCGCCCCGCAAGCCACCACAGCCAACACCGAATGGACCCCCAAGACTACCCAACAGCGCAAAGCCGAGAAAGCGGCACGGCAGGCAGCCGCAGAACAGTCACTGCGAGCCGAGCAGGCCAAAACCCACAAGCAAGCCCAAGCAAGAGGTGAAGAAACCGCAACCGGACTCACCATGATTACGGCAGCACACACCTGCAACCGTAAAGCCGAACAACAGGCCGCCGCACACGGTGTCAACTGGAACGGCAACCCCGACATCGACCTCCAACTCCACAAAATTATTGGTAAAGACACCTTCTCCATCGTCTACGGCGCAACCGCGAAACAGCCCGGCGCATCCAAACTACCCGTCACCGTCCACTGCCTCGTCACCGGAACCGAAAACTCACCCCACGTCACCGACCTCAACATCAACCCGCAACACTAACCCGCCAAGGACCGCTATGCCTCTCCTCTCCCACTATGCTGTCACCACCGGACTCGCCGACACCGCACATATCATTCACCACACTGGCGGCACACTACGCACAGCCACCGACATCGCATCCCGCATCAACACCCTCAACCCAGACATCAACCTCGACCACCAAATCAACCAACTGTTATCTATCGAAACAGATCTGTACAACATTTATAAAACCATCAACACCATTCTTCAGGAGCAAGCATGAACACACCCAACAACATCGAGTTGCACAGTTACGAAACGTTCTTCACCAGCCTAGCCTGGATCCAAGGCGCCATCATCACATGGATGTACGCCACCGGCACCAGCCACAAAGCCGCCCTCGCCATCATCGCCGCATGCGTCCTCGCATCGCTTCTAGGTGCATCAACCCTCACCTACAATCCCCACAACACCAAATGATCACAACACCCATACTTATTGCTGAAACCCTCGCCATCATTATTCTCGCCGTAGCCCTAGCCCACAACAACAACCAGTAACCAACCCCCTAAGGAGCACACCCCATGGACCAGCCCACCAGCATGTACACCGACCCAAACACCGGAGCCCGAAAAGAATTGAAACTGTGCAGGCTCTCCCTCATCGACCCCGCATCCCTCCACTCGCTCGGCGAAGTAGCCGGATACGGCGCCACCAAATACGGCGACAACAACTGGACCGGAGGATACCCGTGGAGCCACAGTGTTGACGCCCTCTATAGGCACCTGCTAGCCTGGCAGCAAGGACACAACCTCGACGATGAATCAGGGCTACCCCACCTGGCACACGCCGCCTGGCACTGCCTCGCACTCCTCGCCTACCAGCAGCATGACACCGGATTAGACACCCGCAACCCATGGAACAAAAACAACTAACATGCCTCTAGCACAACACCCGAAAACCATCAACCATCCAGGCCACATCTCCTACAGTTCTCTGTCCCAGTGGGCCGAATGCGGAGAAAAATGGCGCCTATCCCACGGCTACCATGCACAACACCACACCTGGTACGCCACCATCGCCGGCAGTGCTATACACCACATCACCGAACAATACGACCTCCACCTGTACAATCCCGCAGAATACCCCGAAATACCCGATAAACTCTCATCCTTCAACAATGTTTTCGACACCCAAATCGCCCTAGTCAAAGAAGAGGGCACCCAAATCAAACCCTCCGGCAGAGTGTGCAAAAACATGTGCGAAACCGGAGGCCCCAACAAAAAAGACTACGACTGGTGGATGCACTATGGCCCCATCTTCGTCGACAGGTGGAAACAGTGGCGCACAAACCATCCACAATACCACACCGCGGTTTTGGACGGCCAGCCAGGCATCGAATATCCAGTCGAAACCACACTCCAGGACGGCACCAAGATTGTTGGCTACATCGACCGTGTCTTCACCGACACCAACACCGGCGAAACATTCATCCTCGACCTCAAAACCGGTCGACTGCCGGTTGATGCTATGCAGTTGCATACCTACCGGTACATGCTCGCCCAGAATGGCATCCAGGTGACGAAAGGCATGTTTTGGACCCCCGCCACCAGCCGCACTAACACCACATCGCCAACCGGGGGCACAGCCACCGAACTGTACGATCTTGACAACAACACCTACCGGCATGTATCATCCATGTACAGTCAAGCAATGAAAGGAATCAGCGAAGGCATCTTCGTCCCCCATGTCACCACAATGTGTAAAGGATGCCCCGTACGGGACGCATGCTGGGCCGTCAACGGGAAAGACGCCTACAGGTACCCGATCCAAACCACCATCACACCACCGACAGAGAAAGATGAGGAGAACCAGTGACCGATACCAACAGCAGTGGTGATGACCGTATCACCGTCACACTCAAATACGGCGGCGACTATGCAGCCCCGTGGGCGGTCATCCGCGGAGACACCACAGACGACATCAAACAATCCATTATTGACCTGCTAGGCGGACTCAAAGACAACACCGTCTCTAAAGACTGGGATCTCGCAACCCTGATCGCGAGCGCATCCATTATTCTCCAAGACCGATACGATCAGGCCGCCAAAAACTATGTAGACAACATCGCATCCCAAGAAAACACCATCGTCATCGACAAAATCAGCAACGCAACCAGCAAGACACAGCTAGCCGACCTTTTGAAACAGTACAAAAAGATTATTACCAGTAACCCTGACGTGTCCGAGGCCTTCCGCAGCAAACGCAACAGCCTCACCCGATAAAAACCAACAAAACCAAACATAAACAGTAAAAGGAAAACAGTTATGGGACTCGCAAACTACCGCAATAACAACGACAGCACCTTCTTCAACCCGTCCAAAAATCAGGACGCCACCGCCATCGCCTTCAAAGTCCACGACGTGCAGCACAACACTGAAGGCTACGGCGGACAGACCGCAGACCGCATCTACGCTGATGTGACCATCTTCCACACCCTAGATGATCTCAACAACGGCACCCCAGAAACCATCCCCAACGCTATCATTGAGAAAGCGCGAGGCAACAACGACCGGCCACACTCCATGATCCGCGAACTCGAAACCTACCTGGGAGAAGAGCAGGCCTTCAAACTAGCCACTGTGCGCACCAAAAACGGGTTCAACGCCGTTATTCTCAAACCATTGGATGACGCCATCTACGACCTCGTAGCAGCATATGTTGACAAGCGAGACAGCCAGCCCAACACCACGGGCAGTGATGATGTGGACATCGACTCCATCTGACCACCACTCTCCGCCCAAACCGTAACAGATAGATAAGGTTCCGATGCTCTCTCTCCAACGATCCTTCGAGAGAGCCTCCCAAACCGCAGCCGAGCTGCCCCGTATACCACAACTAGAACCCCTCTACCGCAACCAGGACATGCACATCCACAAAGGGGATCTCGTCATGATTGCGGGGCGCTCCGGCAGCCAAAAATCCGGGCTAGCCATGTTCATCACCGCCATGCTCAACCAGCCCGCCCTCTATATATCGGGGGATATGACACCCTGGGAGGCCTCTACACGAATCATCTCACTCAACACCCAACACACCACCACACAGATACAACAAAACATCGACGACTACGGGCCAGAATACTATCGAGACAGCATCCACCACGGCCAACACATCACATTCTCGTTCCAGTCACCCATCACATGGACAGACATCACCATGGAATTGCAAGCCTACATGGAAATGTGGAACACCTTCCCGCCCATCATTGTTATCGACAACCTGATGGACATCCAAGACTGCGAGAGTGACTATCAGGCACAGCAAGAAGCCATGCAATGGATCACAGCGCTAGGCCGCGACACAGGATCCACCATTATTGTCACACACCACGCAACCGACAAAACCGGAACCGACATCGAACACCCGCCAGCACGGCGAGAAATCAAAAACGGCCTCTCCGAAAAACCACAACTCATCCTCGGAGTCTCATTGTATAGTGGCGAGGATAACGGCAACGGGCTATCGATACCAGCCGAGGCACGCATCGCCGTCCTCAAACAGCGCACAGGCAAATCCAGCCCAGACGGAACCCGATACGAAAGACTGCGAGCCTACCCCGAATACACATTCTTCGGGCCACTCGCCGAAAAACAGCCCTGGAACATGACCACAACCCACAAAGGACTATGATGGCGACACAACAGTCACGCAACCGGCGGGCCGGAGCCGAATGGGAAACAAGACTCCTCCACCAGCTACGCAACACCGGACACAATATCGAACGCCTCCACCTCAACGGCCGCGAAGACGAAGGCGACCTCATCCTCACAACCGGCCATAAAACCTACATTATCGAGGCTAAAGCCGGGCAACCACACCTCGCCGAATTCGTGAAACAAGCCAGCAGGGAGGCACGCAACTACGAAACACACCGAAACAAACAAAACAATTCCACCATCGGACTCGTAGTGATGAAACAGCGCAACAAGCCATGGAGCGAAGCCTATGTGGTATCAACCCTCAACGAGCTCCTCCCACACCTCTGACACCCGCCGCCTCCTCGACGCCCACCGGATCCGCTACAACCCGTCCAGGAACGAGCAACACATCCTCTGCCCGTTCCACGACGACCACCAGCCCTCCATGAGCATCAACCTCGACAAGGGCGTCTGGTACTGCCACACATGCGGTGTCGGAGGCGGACTCGCCAAACTACAACAACGATTAGAAGAAAGAAACCCGAATGTACGACAGCATACGCCCATACAACATTGCGGAACGCCGCCGAATCCAGAAAGCCTCGGCCCTCTACGAAACCCACCTCGAAAACATACTCGACCTGCTCTCAGCAAGAGGCATCAGCGAAGAAACAGCCCGCTACCACCACCTTGGATACATCGACAATGACCCCATACCAGGCCACGAAAACTACAACCAGTGCATCACCATCCCCTACATTTACCCCGTTTGGGGCGGCCCAGCCGAAATACGAAAAATGCGTTTCCGCTGCTCACTCCCACACGATTGTAAAGAACACAACCACCCCAAATACCTAACCCCAGCCGGAGACACAGGCTCCATCTACAACATGGCCGCCATGGCCAACCCGGCATCCGAAATGCACATTTGCGAAGGCGAATTCGACTCCCTGATCTTGGAACAATGCGGATGGCCAGCCGTCGCCCTACCCGGCGCAACCTCGTGGCAAAACTTTTGGACCAAATTCTTCGAAGGCTACGACCATGTTTACATCTGGTCTGATCCGGACCCTGCAGGCCACCAGATGGCACAAACCATCCAGGCAGCGCTCCCCCAAGCCACCCATGTGCCCCTCACCCTCGGGGATGTCACAGACACCTACCTACAGGAAGGAAAAACAGGGTTGACACAAGCACTAGACACTGTGCTACAGTAAAACCACATAAGCAACCCAAACAAAGAAAGGCATATAAAACACCATGGATCCCCTCGACACGTGCCCCATCCCCGGCCGCCGCAACACCAGCCAAGCAGCCAGGAGGCGTATCCGCCTCGCCATCTGTGCAGAAAAATGGGCCGACGGAGAAAACCCACTACATATCATGCACACCTGGGGCACAACCTATGATGGGATGCGATCCATGATCCGCGCCAACCCCGACATTAAACTACCCGACGACATGGCCAAACATTTGCACAAAGTATGCCGGGAAGCCTACCCCAAAAACCAGCCCAACAGGCACCGAAGCGGATGGGACGCCTACGAGAAAAACTACTACACCCACGAAATCCTGTTCCTCAACCAATTCAACATCCCAGCCCTCGAAATCCTAAACCGGCTCGACGTGTCATGGACCATGTGGAAACAAATCATCACCGAAAACCATCTCACCCGGCTACAAGACGAAACCTACAATGCGTGCCACTGGTATTATCTGAAACAGCAACACCCCGACTGGACCGACCAGCAAATCACACAAGCCCAATACGCCGGGAACAACACCTTCAACCAGTTCATGCAAGACGACAGGCCCGTACTGTGAGCATCGCATTCAAACCCACCACCAAAGACAAGCAAGCCATACGCAACATCATTGTCGACGCGTGGCTCGACGAAAACCAAGTACGAGACATGCCCGACAAGGTACTATCACACATGGTGGAATACTGCTGGGGGCGCTTCACAGACAACAACAGGTACGCTGTAGCTGCCCAATATTTGAAAGGGCCACACAAGCCCGATAGCGACCATCAACGGATCATTGTAGGCTACTTCAAAACCATCAAACAAGCCACGAACGCAGCAAAACAATTCCACTGGAACACCCGGCTACAACAACAATGGAAAACATGGATACTCCCAGTCCACAACTGCACCGTGTCCGAGTTTTTCACCCAACAAAAAACTTTGCTAGACGAGCAAAACGATAGCAATAGCGAGCTGCCGGAGCATCTACAAAACGTCATGTGCGGCAAAACACTCCACCACACAGACGGAACCGTATCGTGGTGCACCCGCAAACCAGGACACGACGGCGACTGCCGCACAGGATGGCAGCCCACCACACAACCGATAGGATATCATGGCAACCAAAACTGAAACCCTTATTCAACGCTACGGCAACAAAGCTGCAGACGTGCTCGCCGACAAAACCATCCCCGCCTCATGGCTAGCAAAACAGCTCACCCAGGCAGGATACCCCATCTCCGCCACCGTGATCAAAGACTACCGCCGCAAACAAACCAACACCACCCAGAAAACAGAAGAGGATATCCGATGATAGACAATATAGACCGGCTCCTCACACAGCTAGCCAACCACGACAACGCCATCGACACCATTAACGATGATCTCGCCAACGGAACCGTACGCCGCACACGCATCTCCGAATGGACACTCCCCAACGGAGAAACAGGCCGATCAATCCAAAAAATCATCGACCACCAACCCGCAACAAACCCCTACCCTATAGACGAACTCGTCAATAAACTAGCCGAATGGCAGCCACCAAAACCCGAACAGGACACCCACACCGACTACAGCACTGCAGCCTTCGTCATCGGGGCAGGAGACTTCCAAATCGGCAAAGGCATCCCCGGCGGAGAAACCAGCCGATTCGCAGACGACTACCTACACTCCCTCACATCCGCCAAACACTACTGGCAGCAAGCAGGCAAACCCGAACGAGTCCACATCGCCTTCCTCGGCGACATGATCGAAGGATACGTGTCACAAGGAGGCAACAACGCCTGGCGAACACAAACACCCTTGACGGAACAAATCAGACTCACCCGCATGGCCATGATGCAACTCGTCCACATGTTCGACCACTGCGCCAACGTCACCGTCACATCCATCCCCGGCAACCACGGAGAAGCAGTACGATTCGGCAAAGGCGTCACCACCTACGATGACTCCTTCGATGTGGACTGCTGCCGGGCCATCGCAGAAGCCTACCAACTCAACAACCAATATCCCAACCTACACTTCCACTTCCCCAGCCGGGACGAAATGACCACCACCGTCGACGTGGCAGGAACCCGAATCCTTCACGCCCACGGACACCAATGGCGCAACAACCAACACTACGAATGGTGGCGCGGCCAAGAATTCCACAACGGCACCACATCCCACATACTCATGGCCGGTCACCGGCACCACCTCGAAATCTCCGAGCAAGGACAACGCACATTCATCCAATGCCCATCCATGGAAGGAGAATCAGTCTGGTACCGACACAGGACAGGCGCCACCGGCAACCCCGGACTCGTGTGCTACACTATCAACAACAAAACACCAAACAACTACCAGATAGCCCGATAGAATAGATGCCATGAGTAGACGACCAACCAAAGCAGACCTAGCCACCACAGCCGATTGGGGATGGACCACACCAGCCCACCAACACCAGCTACACAAAGCCTGCACCAATATTGCCCGCCGCTACCCGACTGTCAACCCAGACGACCTGTACCAAGACTCTCTACTATATATTGCGGTGCGCAACCAATACCACCAGCTCACAGGCAACCAGTGGACCCAAATGTGCTACCGTGTAGCCAAACGACTAGCCAACAAAACCATCCAACACCTAGATCTACCCAAACCGGTGCAAGAAATAACCGCTCTAGCAGACAACCAAACCAGCAACTAAAGGAGAAACCCCAATGGTTAAAACCATCCTCGACGACGGCACCCAAACCACCATCCTCCAAACCGTAGGCACCACCACCACCGCCATCATCACCAACACCGAAACACCCGAAACCATCACCGCCAAATACACCATCTCTAAAGACGGCACAGCCACCTACAGCATCAGCGGCAACACCTACCTCGGCGACCACCAACACATTATTAAACTCATGTACGACTACTGCCACTGCGTCGGACGCTTCGACACCACCAACACCAGCAACCCAGACAACCTCGACAACCTATTCAGGGGGTGACACATGAACCACACCTACACCACCGCTGATATTATCCAAGCAGCCCAATGGATCTGGAACGGCGGCCCATGGAAACCCTCAGTAGAACCCGGCATGCCACCCCCACCAACCGCCCCCCAACACCACGGCAACAACATAGTTAGCATGATCGACCTACAGCTAGCCATCGACGACTACACCCTCACATGTGAACCATCCAAACAGCGAAAACACCTGGCACGGCTGGCAGCATTCAGGGAAGTATACGGCTACGACCAAACCTACGCCACAGCAGCCCAACGATTAGGCGTCACCCGGCAAACCGTGAAACAGTGGGCAGACCAGACACTGATCACACTCACCCAATACGCCAACACCACCAGCAACACCGGCTACGATGAAGAGGAATAGAAACAATGCCCAGCAACAGACAACGAACAGTCACAGCCCTCACAGCCGCGGCCCGCCGCATCGTACAGCAGCAGCCACGAAACATGACAGAACTCGCAAACATTACCTGCAGTATCAGCAGCGAATACCTGGTTCCCATCCACTTCGACAACATCAGCCTCAACGCCAACGGTGTCAGCCTAGACGATATTGATATGGACGCAGACACCAGGGACGCATGCCAAGAAACACTGTGGAACTGCAACCTTGCAGAACACCCGGACAACAACAAGCCGGCCTGTCAGGCGGCCCTAGACGAGCTGGCATGCCTCTCTAACCAGGCCCTAACACTACAAATCATGGCAAACAACATTATCGAGGCCATCTACAATCACCGCGACAACTATCCCGGCATCATTCAACGAAACATTGTCGACCAGGCTGAAAACACCCTCGCCGAATGCGCACTCCTACAGCAGACACTCGAAGATACCCTAGACGACAACCTGTAAAACCCCTGTAGACACAAAAATAGTGCCCCAGCGGTGCTTCCACGTGTTGTGGTGGCGGCTGCTGGGGCACTATTTTATCAATATTCACTTATCACACAACAGGATCAGACCCTATCGTGCCAACCTCCGACTCTGCTGCACGCCTCGGCGCATAGTCCAAATTCTCATCATCCATAGGCTCTATCATGCCAGGATCCGACACATCAACCATGTGAGACTCCACTATTCCAGGATCATCGGGTGAAACAAGCCCAACATCAACAGGCGCAACCTTTGGTTTACCCGCCACAAACGACGGATTACCAAACGACGTAGCTATAGACAGCACAGCCGCAACCGACGCAGTAATCAAAGCTGATTCCCACGGCAAACCCCGAAAAGACTCAGCCGTATAGGTGACTCCCGCAGTCACACCGAGCACGGCAACAAACGTTTGAATAAAAGTTTTCAGGGCACGCTCCAACAAGCCCAACCAAAACTGTTTACCCACAACAAACCACCATCACTTTTTTAAACCGTTAACAGCAGACTCAAGCCTGTCAATACGGCTACGACACTCCAGCACGTAATACCAGACACTCCACAGGGCGTCCTTGGTGCGCCACAGCTTCCCGGTCACCGGATTCTTCACCCACGACAGGGCATCCACACGCTTACCCAGGTCACCATTCTGCACCTGCACTACACCAACATCGTGGTGCAGCTTATTCACCGAACCGGCAAGCTGCGCAGACAATTGTTTAATCTGATCATGCAAGGCTTTCACATCAGCCACAGTTAACTCCCCACTCTCATTGTGACCGTTGACAACGGCCATAAACCTGTCCCACGGAAACCACGGCCCCGGATCGTCATGATCCGACTGATGCCACGCATCCGTAACATCCACATGCCCGCACACACCCCGCCTGCCAGCCTTCAAATCGGCTGCACTAAGCTTCCTCTTTGGAACATTATATTTGTCACACAAACGTCTACACAGGATGGCAGCCTTCTCCACCGCAGGCCACACGCGAGGATCCAGCCACTGCTCCCTCGTGTAAGCATGCCCTGGCACCCGGAACGAGGCGTGCGAACCCCCATCGGCGCAAATCTCTATACCCAGGCTGTGCGGATTAGGCGGGGCATGCCAGCCAATAGTGCCCTCGGACAGGCACTGCACCGTCTCCCCAATATCACACACATAATGAGCCGAACCCCCCGATGATGGGGAAGCAAAATAGTTTGCTGTAGAAACAGCACGCCCTTTACGGGAGGCGGACGGAAACCCCACATCCGGGCATGTCGCATGAATCACAACCCTATTCACCGGATGATTAGAGCCGGCCGAATGGTGCGCTGCTGGAATGTATCTCACCGCACACCACCCCCCAAAAACATTATCAACACTAGTAGCACCCTTCCCTCTTCATATTATTTGTGGGATGATACAGTCACGATAGGCGACGGGGCCACCGTTTTGCAGGCCACCGAGCCCGATATCGTGGAAGCCACACCGTCACTATATTTCACAAACAGGCGCCCCCCAGAACAGTACACAGACACCACCGAGCGGCCATCCTTACCGTCTTTACCATCAGATCCGTTCGCACCGGCGGGGCCTTGCTCACCCCGTTCACCCTGTGTACCTTGGGGCCCTTCAGGTCCTGAAGGGCCCACAGCACCGCGCTCACCGGCCGAACCATCCCGACCATCAGCGCCGTCAACGCCGTTCACACCATCAGCACCTGCACGGCCAGCAACACCATCATGGCCATCCGACCCGTTAGCACCAGGCAACCCGTCAGGACCTTTCACACCATTCAAACCAGGAGAACCCTGCGGACCAACAGGGCCAACCAGCCCAGCCGAACCATTCACGCCATCACGGCCATCAGCACCGGCAGGGCCCTGCGGGCCACGCTCACCGGCAGGGCCAGGCACACCCTGAACGCTCCGCTCGGTACGCACAGCATCCACACACAAACCAGACCGGTGAAGACGCACAGACTCCTGGCCGCCCTCAGCACACACCCGCTTAACGCGGGCAGCCAAACCCTTGGCAGCTGTACCATTTGACTCAGCCCTGGCCTGCTCCGAATCCCTTTGGGAAGCCACAGAGCCGAAACGCAAAGCACCCCCAGCAACCACCACCAACAGTACAAGCGACAAAAACAGCAACACCATAGAAGCCTTCTCAAACGAGCGGCGCTGCCGCTTCTCCTCCTCCAACTCCCTCATCATTCACCCCCCAACGAATCCTGCAAAAAACCGGGCGGATCAGGCAACACCAACGGATCAACCCCATCAGGAAGCCGTGAATTGAACCGGCGAACCTCACGCCGCACACCCCACGTGTACTCTTCCATCGCATCCACCTGCGCAGACAGCCTGCGTAAACGCTTCCTAGATTTAGACGTAACCGCCTGAACCGAACCCAAAACAGTAGCCAACGCGGTACAAATAGAGGCCACCAGTGCAGGAGTAAACCACGACACCACAGCCCCCCCAACATCACACCACCATTAAACAACACACCGTCAACAATTTACACGCCGACAGCAATCCAGTTCGCTACCGCAGGAACATTCTTCGGCTTCGAATTATCATTCGTGATAAACGCCAAACCAAAATCCTTATTAGTAATATTGTAGGCCTTCACATCAATCTGCTGCGTACCCCCAGCAGCCGTAGCCATAGACGCCACCACAACAGGCGGACTACTGAACTGGCGATCAAACGGGATCGTGTAAGCATACACAGCAGACCCGCCAAACATGATCGACTTAGCACCCGTCTCGATCCTGGGGGACAACAGCATCCACTCGCCGGCATGGTTAGCCCACACAGCCCCAGAAGGAACCATCACACGGTCACCCTCCACCGGGGTAGGATCACACGCAGCAGACTCGCCAAACGCCACCCTAGCCGCTATAGCACGCCTATCCAACTGCTGCTGCAACCCGTTAGACGACAACACCAAAGTCGCCAACAACTGCTGATGAAACACGCCAGGCTCGGCACGCAACACATCCCTGGCACGCTCCGCACGGCCACCGGGAACAATCTCCAACTTGGCCGTATTCTGCTCCCAATCCCGAGACAACACCACATAGTCGTATCGGGTCTCCCCAGGACCCGGAAGCTGCCCCGTCACCGTCTCAACAGCGTTCGAGGTGCACATCACACCGTGCGCCCAAGCCTGCCCAGGCAAAACCGTACACAACACCGTGGCACCCTGAATAGTCGTACCGACACGAAAATCGTCCGGGCCCTTCACGGACGGCATATTACCCATCAGACCAGACATTTGAGCCCAATCATACTCGGTCAACACACCATCAAAACCCTTGCACACAATACCCACAACAAACCCCAATCACTTGTCAAAACTTTTGCAAATCCCGCACACCGGCAGCCAAACCAGCCACACGGCGAGCCAACAGGGCCGACGGATTATCCTCATAATCCCCCGCAACAGGAGTCACCTTCGTCCAACCATCACCAGGCGAATCACACTCCACATCAATCTGCCGAACAATCTCCGCAATAGGGCCAGAACCCACATCCACATAGATCAAATCCCCAGGCATCAGATTGCCTGGCCCAAACCGCAACACATCCGACTCAGCCAACTCGATCTTAAACCCCGACGTGGCCCCTAACTCGGACAGCACCTGCTCAGCCTCATCGATGAGATGCACATGTTCAGAATCCGTGTTACGGGCATCCTTAAACACCTCGACACGATCAAACCAGTCATCCTCGGCCATCGAATCAACATCCTCGCAAAACAGCCGATCTTTGCCCTCGCCGCGGCCACCAACCACCACCGAAGTCGCCTTCGGGGCGTCACGCACATACTCCCACGACACAATCGAACCCGACTCGGCAGTCAACACGTGACTACGGGTCACAGCAGGCACACAATCAAACACTAAACCCCGCTGATCAAACTTCGCATTCTCAAACTGGTTCACCGTGACAGTCATCCGAGCCCACGACAACACCGGCAGCAACTTATCGGCAAACACGTGAAACCGCACCTGAAAATCCTTAATATAGCGTCCACGACGCTCATCATCGGTCATAAACAAATCAGGCGGAAAACGCCAAGCATTATCCCCCAACACCTGCTTAGCAACCGACTCCGCCGCACCAGAATAGTGGGCATAATCCCTGTCAGCACGCCACTCCGAACCCACCATACCAGGACGATAATTCACAGGCCACATCAGCATACGCCACAACAGGCGGATATCATCCTCACACGTGATAGTCACCCGCGAAGAACGCCAAGGACCAACACCATGAACCTTACGCACAGGCCCAGAAAAAATCTGGCCACCACCATAATCAACAACCAGCCGTGCACCCGGCTTCGTCAACCCGTCAAGCCTAGAATGATCACCCGACACCACCAACTCCAGCGTAGACAAACCATTCCACTTCAACGACAACTTCAACGACTCAAAAAAATTGATAGGCGCCACACGGCGATAATCCGGTGTAAACAATGTTACATGCGGAACAAGACCAGCCATCAACTATTCACCAAGCCCTCAAAAACCTGTACTGCACCGACACAACCATGGCACCCAAACCAACCATCTCAATATTCACACTCTTAGAACCGCCAGGCGGGATAGGCGCAAACTCCCACTCCTTCAAACGATCCATCACATCCTCAAACCCGTTCAACAATGCAGACTGCTGGCGAGGATCCGTATCAATAGTGATCCAATCATACTCCTCGACAGGATAGTCCGAAGACACACGCAAACCATCAATCTGCACAGACCACGACTCCAAAGGCCCCTCAACACGAATCACAGGCCACGCAGGAACATCACCCTTATTAGACAGATTGTCCCAACCCGAACCAACACCAGGCGTCAACACCACAGGAAACGCCGTGCCATCCTTGCCGACAGGGCCGCCACCCAACCAATCCTGCAACTTAGCGTTACTAAAACGAAACTTTTGCTCATCCCCATACCAAAACGGGTCATAAGCTGTCAAATGAATCACATAGCGCGCATAGCCACGATTCACCGGATCCACCGTAAACGTGTCATCCACCGAATCAAACCGACACTTCAACACACGCTCAACACCGGCAGGCGTCTTCACAGACAACTCCCCCTCCTCCCCGGGAGGAAAAGCAGACCACAACTCGTCATACGCTTTCAAAAAACCGTCACGAAACCCGCCATCCGGATCCGGGTCAACACCCGACACCAAAACCGGCAGCGTCACCTCGCGAGGCTTCACATTAAACCCGCGCCACTCCGAGCCGTGCACCCCAACATGTGTTTGAGAAAAATGCTCCACCTCAGGAACACCCAAACCACGCAACGAATCATTCAACAACATGACAGGAGACGACCCCGTATAATCCGTCAAATGAAGCACACGCTCCCCACCAAACAGCGGATCCATAAACCACGTCACAGTCAAACCAGAACGATCAGACGGGTTAGGAATAAACATGCACAACACCCCCAATCACACGTAAGCCAACGCATTCAACGCGTCACGCTGCTGCCGCTCAATCCGCTTCGCAAACTCGTTAGGATCACCATAAGTAGGCCCATTCACATTCACCACAACACTCTTATCATTCATACGCTGATACCTGCCATACGGGGTAAACGAGCCCACCGACGATCGCACACCAAACCGGGCATCAACCGCATCAGGCAGCCGACCAGCCACACCCGACATCGCATCCAACGCCAAACCAGCATTCCCAGTAATACCCTCAGCCAAACCAGCAACAACCTGCCGGCCAACCTCGTCACGAAACACCCTCGACGGGGAATGAATACCCAACACCGACTTCGCCGCATTCGCAACCTGAGAACCCATATTACGCACAGTATCCAACAAGCCACTCATAGCATTCCGGATACCATTACCCAAACCAGACACCACATCACGGCCCGCAGACACCAACAAGGACCCCATATTACCGAGAGCATGCCGAATATTACCAGGCAAATTCCGGAAAAAACCCAGCACACCATGCACCCCGCTAGACACAGCGGACCCCATAGCATGCATAGCAGAAGAAGCCGCACTCCGGGCACCATTAAACCCGCGCACAGCACCACTACGAACCCTAGACGCCATCGACCCGAAAAACCCGCCAACAGCAGACGCCACCGAAGACACAACACTCCGAATAGCATTCATCGCAGAAGAAACAGCACCACGGGCCGCGTTAAAACCAGACCTCACATGGGAGGCAACCGAAGAACCCAGCCGGGCAAAAAACCCCACAACAGCGTTCACGCCGCCAGAAATCACCGACTTGAAACCGTTAATAAACGCAGACGTAAACGCTCTAATATGATTCCAGCCATTCAAGACGGCCGTGCCCATAGATCTCACGCCAGACACTAAATGATTCACAACCCATGAAATGACACGGGTGACAGTCCCAATAATGCGGGCTGCAGCAGACACAATAGCGCCAAGAATACGTGCAACAAACCCGATCACAGCTGTCACAATCGGCATCACAACCGGAATAATGCGGGCCACCACCTGTAGCACGACACCAACAACCTGCATCACCACACGCATAATCGACATGATGACTGGTATCAGCGACCGGATCAGGCCGATGATCGGTGGCAGAACAGACATGACAGCACCCAAAATCTGTTGAATCACCGGCATCAAAACAGGCACCAACTGCATGATTACACCAACAACCTGCCGTATCACGGCCACAACAGCCTGAATAACCGGCAATAACGCCGGCAACAACATTGCAGCAACCTGTGTCACCGCACCAATAATCTGCGTGATAACAGGAACCAGCCGGGCAACCAGCATACCAATCACCGGCATAAGCTGCGCCGCTAGCCCGGCAACCATACCAATAATCTGGCCAAAAACGGGCGCCAACCGTGCCACCAGCCCAGCAACCAAACCAAACAGTGGCTGAATAGCGGCCATTATCTGCCCCAAAGCCTGGCCAACCACAGCCACAAGCTGCATAACAGCGGCACGGAACTGGGCGTTAGTGGCAAACATTGCCGCAAACAGGCCGATCACAATCCCGACAGGGCCACCCAGGGCGCGAAACACGCCACCAAGCCCACCAGCGGCACCCTTCAAAGCACCAAACGACGGCAGTAGATTCTTCAACGCAACCGCCAGCGGGGCAAACCCTGCAACAAGCTTCCCAACACCCGCAGCAACAATACCAAACACTGCGGTGCCGCCAGCAAACATGGCACCCAAATTCACTTTAGGGACCGGCAAATGCATTCTCGCAAAAATGCCCTTCAACTGCTCCACCTTGGCGCGCATCTGTGCATTCATTCTCGTAATCATGCCCGGCATACGATTAATCCACGCCAAAATAGACGGCATCACCCGCTGAATACCCTGATCCACCGACGCAAACAAAGGCTTCACAGAATCCGTCACCGACTTTATAACCGGATTCAACGCAACAAAAATCTGCCGCAACCCGTTAAGAAACGGCGCCATAGCCGTAGCACCAAGATAACCCAGGGCACCCTTAACATTCTTCATAGCGCCCTCAAACGTCTGACCAGACGCCTGAGCAGCACCACCCATACCAAGCTTCATCGCAGCCGCAAACGTGGCAAAATCAATCTGCCCCTTCGACACCATCTGCGACACCTCAGCAGACGTTTTACCAGTCTGCTTAGCAAGCAAAGACAACACCGGAACACCCGCCATCGTAAGCTGCAACATGTCATCGCCCTGCAACTTACCGCGAGCCATAACAGACGTAAAAATAGCGCCCGTATCCTGAAACGACTTACCCGAAATATAAGACACATCAGCGACAGTCTTCAACACATCCGTCATCTGCCCGCCAGACTTCACACCCGAAGCAGACAACGCCGCCGCAGTAGAAGCCGCATCCCCCAACGCATACGACGTACCAGTCACAGCCTCAATAGCCGAATTCATAATCGAAGACGTGTCAGAAGACGTATGACCCAAACCAGTCAACTTAGCCTGAGCCTCATCGATAGCCATAGCCCTAGCAATACCGCCACCAATAGTCACATCATAAATCGACTTGAGACCCTTTTTAGCAACATTGATAGCACCCATCATCGCGGCGCCACCCAAAGCCAACTTCATCCCGCTAGCAAACAAGCTACCCGAACGCTGACCCTCCGCAGGCATCACCCCAGAAAGCTGTTTACCAACATCCGCCTTCAAACCAGGCATCTTCGTATACAACGACACATATGCGGAAGCAATCTCACCAGACATACACTATTCACCCCATAATATTAATCTCGCGAGACACCCCGCCACCGGCACGAACACGCGCCAAAATATCGTCCACCTGCCCAGACGTAAACCGGGCCCTACGCTCATCCGTAGGCCTCGCCACAGGCTCCGGCTGCCCCTCACTATTAGCAGACCTGTAATGATCCAGCATGTCCAACACCGCCCACTCGCACCACTCAAACGGGCGCTGCCAACCATTCAGGTGGGCCGCCAGCTGGCTAGACGTATCGGTACACAACACGCCAGCCAGCCGGACAGCCTCACCCCAACACATCTGCGGGCCACCAACATCATAAACCGAGCAACCGAACCGGGTCCTCCAATCATATTCGATGGCCCCACGATAATCATCAATCAGGCCGTGGAGCCAAACTATTCCCCCAAGGAGGCCGCTTTCTGGTCAGGCTTGTATTCCATCCACTGACGGAAAATCTCGGCAACACGAACCATAGGAAGCCCCTCCAGGGCCTCCACAGCGTCAGCCGGGGCGGCAGCCTCCAACATAGAAAACATCACCTCAACCTGGGCGAAATCCGCCGACTCCCCCGACTGGGCAATCTTAGCTGCACGGCGAAACACGAGGGCAGGCACAGCTTGAGCCGTCTCCTCCGCATCCGCCAACACCCAGCTACGGTCACCAATCTTCAACGTGTAACCTGTGTCACTCATCTATCAACAATCCCTAAAATCGTGTATCAGTTCTCGGACGGCGGATTCGGATCCGGCTGAGGCTTCGGAGGAACCGGAGGAGTATCAGCTTTTAAAGCCGTCATCCACCCCCGACCAGACACCGCATCACCCTTATGGTTAATCTGGGCAGGATACGCCTTCAACGTCACACCATACCCGTACACCTCGCCATTCTTACCCTTAATCTCGTCACGATCGACAAGCTCAACCTCAGGGAAATAGTAGCGAATAACCTGATCGCCATCCACAATATCCATCAACAGGGCGTGAACACCCGTCGTGGCACCCGGAGAAATATCGAACGAACCCGAATCGGATCCGGCAGTAACCTTCGACTGCCAAAACAGCTCAATAACCTCCTTCTTAGACTCGATCAGCTGGAAAGAAATCTCGATAGACGACTCGGTAGCAACCGTGCGAACAACATCCGCATTCTGCCAAGCCTTCAAATCATCCGTTTTACGCTCAGGCTTAATCTTAAACCCGTCATCAGACAGGTACCCTAAAGCGGTAAGACCGGAAGGAACCGGCTCCACACCCTTAATAGTATCACCCGCGTGCGCGTCACCAATATAAACATCGCCAGTAACCGCTGAACGAACATTAGACGCTTTACGTGTTGCAGCCATCACAACCCCCATTAAATATCAAACAATTACATTAAAACAAAAACAATAAGCTTATTCAGACTCCGCAGGCCTACATATCAGCTCGAACAGCGAATACACATCAAAACGTGCACCATCAACCAGCAAATCAGGACCAGTAGACCGTTTACAGTACACCACCGGATCACCATCAACCCCGTCAGCCAGAACAGCCTCAACACGACGCGCCAAAGACATAGCCCGATCAGGCGTATCAGAAAACACATTCACGCGCAAAAAAACACGCTCACGCACATGCAACTGCGGGCCACCATCCAACGCCAACCAAATCAGGTCACCCGTAAAATCATCGGGCACCGTCCCCACACAGGGTATATCCGACAGCCAGCCATCATCCTTGAGCACGCGTTTAGCCCACTTCCTGGGGTCATCGTAGACGATCACGACGCAGCCCCAATCGAACGAGCCAACGTGCCATGCTTCGCCTCAATACGCTTCCCACCCTTATATGTGGTGCCTATACGAGCGACAGCCTCAACACGGTGAACCTGCACCTCCGACGACAAACCATTACGGTATTGGGCCTTATCGAAAGCGTTACCGCCCACATTCGCCGAGGCCGCACGCTTGACACGCTCGCCACGCTCAGCCAACATAGCCTGCACCCCAGAAGACTTCAACACCTCACGAATACCCGGCAAGTTCAGCTTCACATTCACATCCTGAGCCACTACCCATCAGCCCTTCTTGCGCTTCACATTGATCTGCGTGCCCGCATCCCAGCCAGACATCGGATGATGCCACACCATAGGAGACCCGTCAGCCTCCCACACAACACCCCGGATACGCCACCTACAACGATAATCAGCGCCCACAACAGACTGCTTGAAAAGCATCGACCAATGCTCATAGTCAGAGTCACGCCCCGCGGCCTCATCCTCCTGCGAAACGGAAGCATAGATGGCCACGTTATGTAACACAGTCTCGACAGGCTTAGACCAGTCTTCCACCTTGTCACCAAGATCATCGACACGAACAGTCGGTTGAAGCATCACAACCGTTTCACCATAAGGAAAACTGGTCATATCATATCTCCCACAAAGGGCCAGCGTAGCCGTTAATATTCGACCCGCACGAGCAACCCTCACCCCACACCGTGGAACACGCCTCAGAATGATTCACACTACTCCTCATGGTCGGTGTGATAGTGAACGCTTTACCAGCCCCACTATTCCCCTCACACAGCTTCTTCAACGCAGCAATCTCAGAAGGCCACAACAAGTTCGTAGGCGTATTAGACCGTGTAGTCTGAGCGAAAGGACCCGCAGACTCATACTGCACCTGACCCGACACGCCAGTATCATTCCAGCGCAACAAAGCCCTGCGCAGAATAGCCTTAGCGGCATCCTTGTATTTGAAATCCGGTTTAGCGATACAGGGGGCGACACTGACAGCCACAGCCTCCACATCGGCAATCATCGCCTCAAGCTTCTCTCTAGGAATATCGGCGAAAGGCTCAATATCCTCAGGCTTCAAAATGATACCCATCAACACCACCCCCTGCACATTGACACATCACCGCAACAATAAATCAGTTCTCAGCCGGCGGATTAGGCTTCGGGGCAGCCTTCTCCTTCACAACAGCAAACGAATAAAGCGACTCGATAGCCACATACAGGACAGCCTCGGCACGAACCATAACCTCGTTATGTCCCTTAAGGTCACGGCCAGTCTGATCCGGGTCGCCATACTCGATCAGTTCGATCGGGAAGTTACGCTGGAAACCCCAATGAACACGCGAGAAATCACCAACAATAGCCTTAACACCCGAGGCAGGCGACATCTCCGGGGCGCCAGAAACAGTCGAAGAAGCACCAACATTCAAGCCACGCCAATTATCCAAACCAGCGAAACCGGCGGCAGGATACATCGGCTGGCCGGCAAGCGGCGAACCCTTCGGATACACCTCAGTAGACAGAGCAAACGAAAACGCCGGATCCAAAGCAACACCGTTAGGAACCTGCAAACCAGCACCAGCAATAAGACCGACAGCCTTAACCAGATCGGCCGTAGCAGAATCCGTGGCATCAACAACATTCTTCGTCTTATCCAGCGAAGACTTGACAGTAGTAGCAGGATTACCCGTAGCAGGATCAATACCGTGGAAGGCAATCAGATCAACAGCGCGACCAATCGAGGCACCCAGGGCAGGCGAAATCAGATCCTGAAGCACACCCAGACGGTAATCGGCGTCAGCCCACATAAACTCGTCCGAGACACGCTGCTGAGTCACCACCTTGATAGGCTGCGCAGTAAACGAGGAAACATCAACCGAAGCAGACGGCTTAACCTCGCCCTCACCAACAATCTTCGCGCGAGGAACACCCGAAAACACGGCACCCTTCACAGGACCAAAAATAGTCGGCTGCTCCGGCGACAGCTTCGCCAAAACACCAGAATCGATAGCACGGTCACGAACCGCACCAATCATAGAACCAGGAAGCTCAAGCTTCCCTACAGAAAGAAAATCGTCAGCCATCAGAAATCATCTCCTAGAATTATTGACAAGAGCATCCACAAACGCGACACCCTCACGTCGTTTAACATCATCAACGGGGGCACTCCCCGCAAGACGGCGCACACCCGCGCCACCACTACTATGGTCGATCAAACCCTTCAAAGCTTTCGCAGACTCGGCAAGCGACTCCTTATCGCCACCCGACAAGAAAACGATCGCATCACTGGACAAACCATACTCGGAAGCCACCTCGCGCTTCACACCATCAAGAACAAACCCGTTGATCCTAGCCTCGAGTTCCTCATTCTTGCGGCGAAGCTCATCAATAGTAGATCCAGAATCACCATCCGAGGCGCGAAGCTTCTCCAATTCGGCGAAATTACTTTTAGCACGAGACTCCCACTTACGAGCCTCAGCCTTCCAATCCGTACCAGACGGCCCAGAAACCTCACCCTTCACAGAAACATCACCGGCATGATCATCGCCGGCAGCCCGCTCATCCTTCATAACATCAACAATGTCTCCACCCTTTCCGGGCTCAACAGCATCATTGTTGACATTCTGTTCTTCAACTTCTTGATCGGCCATAGCCTAACCCTATACTCCTTGCGGAAAACAACACAATATTGTTGACCCCCGTGCGGGAGACAACCCTGTGCACCGATAACCGGCGACGCACAACCGGAAACCATCATCTCATGTCGCCAACAGTACGCATAGCCTTCAAAATATTGCCAGGCGACTGCTGCAACCCGTGATCATCAACCCACTCACGGGCCTTCTCATACGTCCTCTGATACTCGGCATCAGCCCTATTCGGTTCCCAAGGGCCAACAACCTCAACCACCGTACAACCACAATGATCATGATACTTCGAACCAAGCGGACGCTTACCACCACGCTTATGACGCCGAGTATGACCCACAGTCAACGCCCGCTCCCTCGTCGTATAATCCGATCGCGTAGCCAACATGGCACAAAAAGCACACGGATCACCATCCGTCACCCGACGCCACGACCTACCCTGCGCACCCGCCGACCACTCAACCGTGTCACGACCAGCATTCATAACAGCCCGATCAAAACCCGCAGCCATCGCATCAATCGTGTCATTCGCCCTATCCGGGTCACTATTCATCATCTTCATAGTCGAAAACGACCTAGCCAACGCTGCGGCAGCATCAAACTCGTCATACACGATCAAACCAGGATCGACACCGTTCAACCGGCGAAAATCTTGCACGAATTTAGCTGCCATAGCTGCTGAACCGTCATGGCCGGCACGCTCCAACTCCACGCACAAACGCACATACTGTGTGTCACTCATCTTCCCGGAATGCCACAAACGACCCAACTCGGCATAATAGCCCGCATACTTCCCGGCAAACCTGACCGCCTCACGCTGATACCCGGTAGCAGCCAACCTCGACGCAACACCCGAAGCCATCGCCTATCATACCTCGTTAGTTTGACGCGATATAGCCCCAGCAAGCGCAGCCAACGGATCCGAAGATTCGGCACGATGCCGCATCACAGCCTCAACCTGCACATCATCAAGCCCTAACATCTCCAACACCGTCCGAGAATCCGCGGGCAAAATACCGGCACCAACAAGCTTCGTCACAGCATCCGCCGTAGCAGCCCGAGTCGGGGTTGAAGCATCACGCCAACGCAAACCAACATCACCAAAAAAATCGGCCTCATCAACACGAGAATCCAACGCCTTAGCAGCCAGGAAACCAACCGACAGCCAGCCCTGACCAAACGACGTTTGACGCCGCTCAGCACGCTTCACAAGCCTCGACTCCTCGGCAGCCAACGCCTCACCCGACGGCGGATTAGACGTGATAAACCCGAAATAGCGCTCCGGCACTGCAGCCTCCCCGGCCGTCAACTGCGCCAACAATCTCATCTGATCCGAATACGGTGTAGGACTATTGACAGGAAACGACCCCACATTCGGGGTATCACCGTCATCATCCTTATCAACAGCCCACACAGAAGCCATCGACAGGACCCAGCCAGGCTGCGAAAACTCGTCAGCCGACACACCCGTAACCCACCTTTGCGGGTAGGCGTAGAAGTCACGATTCACAGACTGCCCCAACAGTGTGCGAACAGCCTCATCAGTGTAAGCCCTAATAGACCTCGTAATCTCCGAACGGCCATCAATACGCGACGTCCTACGCCGATTCACAATCGGCACCAACGGAACCGCCCCAAGCACATTCGGTATACGGCCCACCTCGACCCACTCACGAGACCCACGCCGCTCCACCTGAACAATCACATCAGGCAGCAACAACTCCGCCTCAACAACCTCAGGATCACACGTCTGCTGCACCACAAGGCCAGCATCCAAACGAGACCCATCGGCAGAAAACTTGCCTGTGCAATTCTTCGGTGACTGCGGACGAACCAACACCGACCCATCATCCTGGGGGATAACAGCCACAAACGACAACCCAAAAATCAGCGCATCCAAATGCACATCACACGACGCCGTAGCAAGCCGATTCGCCGCATACACACCATCCAGACCGTAGCCGTCACCATTAGTCCAGCCAAGCCAATCCAGACGCTCCTCCAAAGCATCCACCGCAATACCAGGCCACGACACCACCGTCTGCACACGCTGCAACTCCGGAGGAATAGCCACACCAAGGTCACGCACCCGGGCAGAACCCTCATAGTAGCCCTCAATACGGCAATGCCACGAAGACAACCTTTGGATACGATCAAACATGCCCTCAATCAGGGCCAACTCATCCGAGTTCATACCACAGACACCCGCTTCCTACCACTACGCTCCCGACGGCCACGACGAACACGCTTAGCCCCCAAAAACGCCAACGACACAGCCTCCAAAGGAACCTCAGAACCATCCTTAAACGAGGAACCCCAACCCCACGCAGAACCCTTCTTCTTCTGCACAGCCGACCTCACAGCAATATCCAACATGTCACGCCTCGAATCAGCCCTAGGGTGAGAAACACTCCCAGACCTGACACCCTCCAGAAACGCTTGACACGCCTCCACATACACCCCAGTATCAGCCACAATCACGCCACGGCCCGGAACACCACGATCCGTCAGCGCTTTTTGCAACAACACCGCACCAGACCCGGCAACCATGATCCGGTCAGTATCACCCCAACGAACCGCCAACCAGTCAGCCAACCGGCCCACACCATCAACAATCGTTCCCGACAGCCCATCAATAACCTCAACATGAACCCCAGCATCAGTCTTGCCGGCACCAGCCAAAGCAACCCGATCCCCAGAACGAGAAAACGAGACACCAAACACTTTCCCGCCAACCAGACTCGCCTCACCCACAGCAGACTGAGCCCACTTATCAGCAGGAACCACAGACGCAGCAGACTGGCCACGATCCCACCAGCCAAGCCGCTCCCGAGCAAAACCGGCAGCAGACATCGACTCATGCTCATCCGACACAGTACCAAAATTCAGACGACGCCCCAACGCCGGATTAGTGTCACCAGCCAACTTCCGCCACTGCCGCGACACATCATCCGGATCAGACTCGTCAGGAATCGAAAACTCCGTCCACGCAAACCTTTTACCACCCGACAAAGCCTGCCCACGCAAACGCAACACAACCGAACCATCCGCCAACGGCCCAGGCGGCGTGCCCAGGAAAATCTGCTGAGGATCACCCGAAGGAGCCGCAGACACCGTAGGAAGCAAAGCCTCCAACTGCTCATCCGACAACTCCTGAGCCTCATCACACACCAAATCATCAACCGTAAAACCGCGAGCAGAACCCCGAGAACGAGCCACAAACTCAACCGAACCCCAACCCGGACAACCACACTTACGCTCAAACGTGGCACAATCCGGATGATGCAACACAATAGCCTCCTGACCATTCGTCGCCCGAATCGACTTCACCATACGATACAAGTCAGGAAACTGCCGCTCATTCTCAAAAAACGAACGCAACCGCATAAACGCCTTACGAGCCGACTTCAACTCGTGAGCCGTATGCAAAATACGGCGACCCTGAATAGTCGCCTTAAACAACTCCACAACCTCCAAAATAGCATTCTTGCCATTCTGACGAGGCACAAACACCCCACACACACCCGAAGCAAGCCTGCCATTGCTACCGACAGCCAGCCAATCATCCAACACCTGCTGCTGCCAAGGATCAGGCGTCAACCCGTAAGCCCTACCAAGCTCCCCAGCATCACCCCCAGCAGTCACCGAATACGCCGCAGCCACACGATGACGAGGAATCTGAGACCCAACAACACCAGACACCTAATCAGGCCCCCTTGCGCTTCCTATACCGGTCAATCATCGCCACCGCAGAACCCCCACCACGGCCACCAGACGCCACATCAACCGAATAACGATCCAACATGCCCATAAAAGCCTTCACATGAGCACGAAGCGAAGCCACCAAATCCGCGCGACCCTCACGCCACACACAATCATGAATCACCGCAGCATCCATGAGAAACAGCCACTCCTCATCAGACACGTACGATGCGCGGCTATCCTCACCCCACACACGCCACCAACGACGCGTCTCCCCACACCAATCACGACTATCAGGAAGCTCAGGCTGCACAACACTCACCACCAACACAAAAAGTCGACAAACAGACAAATCCACAAAAGGGAGGTATTTCACT